GTTGTATACTCGCGCCGTACCCACGCCTTAAAATACGGCACATTACTTGTGATGTAGTTCATCAGGAACACTCCTCTAGGGGTTTACCCCGGCAGGGGATTCCTGCTTTTATCACATAAAAGAAAGTTAGTCAAGGGGGCAACACGCCCCCCTGACAAGTTTGTTATGTGCCGGTCGAAACCGTAGCAGACTCAACAGGGTTCTGCGACACGTCGCACAGGACGGCGTGTACACGGAAACGCAGTGCAGTCGTACCGGATGATCCGGAGTCAAGCACAGTCACCTGAACGGAGTCAGCAGCAGTAACCATGTTGATTCCTGCGGCCTTCAGGTTGAACTGGATGATTGCAGCAGCGTTACTTGCGCCACCGTCAACCAACGAGTCAACGTCAGTGCTGGTGCCCACGTCGAGCGTCACGGAGGAGTTGCCCGAAGCCTCAAGGACTTCAAGAGCGCCACCGATCACCATCGTATCTGCAGGCAGATCGATCATCTTGACGATATCAGCGCCAGCAAGCGAGGTGTTATCCACCGCGTCGTAAACCGGGGAGGTGACGATGTACGGACGGGGCAGGTTGCCCGGATGTCCTACAGTACCGCCGCCGGTAATAGTACGATCATAAGTAGCCATTACTCAGTCCTCCCTACTAGTCGAGGCTAACAACGCCACGGACGATGGCTTCCGGACGGAGAACTTTCCGACCAAAGACATGCAGACCGCGAACGATGTCGCTGAAGGTTTCAGTCGAACGGACAACCTCGGTCTTCGCAATGTGCGAAGCGGTAGCCGTTGAGGACATGTGACCACCGAGAATCACGTTCTCAGAGCCGTCCGTAGCAAGGCCAGTCAGCGTTACCTGATCCGTGCCGCCGGTCGATACGAGGGCGGTGGACTTGTAGCACTGGAAGCCAGCGATGTTGCCCAGCGAGACAAGACCGTTACGCAGCGGGGAAGTCGCATCGCCAGTTACCTGAACTTCTGCGAACTTCGCACCAGCCGAGAAGAGGTGCTTATAGAATGCCGGGGGAGCAACGAACCAGCGGTTCTCTTCCGGAACCGATTCGTTGTCGAGTGCTTCTGCCATCTTCAGCATGGTGTTGACAGCAGTATCGCCGGGGCTAGATGCACCACCGATGTCAAGAGCGGAGCCAAGCGTACCGATACCCGAGATTTGGGTGGTGGCAGCAGTGGTTTCACCGTTGAGACCTGCGTCAGTCGCCATGAGGTCGAGGACAACAGCGTCGTACTTACGCTTCAGGGAGTATGCACCCGAAGAAGTCGCAAGTGCTTCGAAGTTTACGTGAGACTGACGCTCTTCGATGTCGTCAATCTTGAACGAAAAGGCGTTTGCCTGATCGACCACCATAGTGATCTGATCGTCAGCAAGGTCCTGTGCGTTCACTACCGAGCCGCGAGTATACGAGGAGACGGTGATTGTCGGCTCCTTGATAATGCGGACGGTGTCGCCAAAGTTCTCAATTTCGCCAGCGTAGTCGGTATTCGTAATATCTTCTGCAACCGAAGCGCGACGGAAGAATTTGAGAACCTTTTGGCTAAAGATTTCCGGTGTAAAGTTACCGGAAGGCAGGTTACCATAACCTGCAGCAGTACCAAAAGCCATTGGTCTGTCCTTCCTTTGTTGAGGTTTAAGAGTTGTAGTCTATTCGGCCTTCTGCCCGTGCGGTGTCGAGTTCAGCTTCATTCTTCTCGAACTCCCACGGTTTCATCCGACCGATTTCAGAAGCCTTCCAAATCCTTTTTCCGTCTGTTGCCTCTGTCCTCACTTCCCGTACAGGAGTTTTTGTGACAGCTTCAGCGGCAGACGAAGACTTGGTTTTCTTCTTGGTAAGACCGGTGTCGGCCTTGTAGAGGTCTATGACCCGTGCCGCCCATCGAGCATCCTTATTGTTTTTGTAGATGCCGTCTGAGATTGATGTCGGTTGCTCTTCGAGCCAAGCAAGGAATTTTTCATCCGTCTTGATCTCGTTGAAGTCGGGCTGGAGACGAAGCAGTTCCTCGAAGGCTTTCTGCTTTTCTAGCTCCTGTTCCCTCTCCTTGATAGAACCAAGTTCTTCGCGGAGTTGTGCAACCTGTGATTCGGTCTGTAGACTTGATACGGTTTGCACCACCTCGAACACGTCTGGATATCGTTGCTTGAACTCTTCCAGTTCTTCTGCAGTCTTTGGCGGTGAGACTCCACGCGGCATTTCTTCTGCGTGTTGAGTCATGGTCCTACGAAGGTTTTCGATTTCAGTCTTGAACTCTCCGACCTTTTCATCGTAGTGACGCTTCAAGTCGTCATACCGTTTTTTGTAATCGTGGGTTTCTTCTTTCTTTGTTTCAACAAAGCTGTCTGCTTGCTCCTGCGGAGTAGCCTCTTGGGGGTCCGCATCCTGTGCTTCTACAGACTCTTCCGCTTCATCGTCTTCCTCTTTGTAGACTTCATCACGGTACTTTCCACGATACAGCGTTTCGCTGTTGATAGTGCCGAAGGAATCATTCGGCTTGTTGGCACGGTGGCCTCTTACTTTTTTTGCCATTTGTTTTACCTCATATGCGGGGCCACTTGGCTGTGGGTAGCCGCTCCGGTTGTGTCAGGGCCGCGAACCTGCGGGTAGCTGACGAATTATTCCAGACCCTTGAGAACTTTGTTCGCGTATGCAGAACCCTCGCCATACGAGGCTATTGCATCCTTAATGTTCTCGTGATCTGATAATTTGAGTCGAAGAACCATGTCTGCCACTACATTGTAGTGTTCTTCATGGGCCTCTCTTGGAATCACGCCCTGACCGTAGCGTCCAAACTTTTGCTTGGTTTCTTTCGATGTGGGCTGTGCTTTTTTATTTCTATAAATCTTTTGATACAAATCAATGTTGACTTTATCATCGCCCTGCTGTATTAAGTCATCTACGTATTTCTTACCGGCATCGTCTAGAAAATTGTATTCAGGACTGCGTTCTTTGAAGTCACGTAGGGTGCTTGATGTTATCTGCATAGGGCCAAAGGCAGAGGAAGACTTGCCACCCTTCTTGCGAACACCAGTGAAGATGAAGGGGTTGTCTTCGAACCCTTTGATTTCGACACTCTTGATGGCGTCTTTAATAGAACCAAAGCGATAGCCGAAGTAGGTGTCCTCATCTCGGGATGGGATAGGGGTATCCGGCATCGCAGGATATTCTTTAGAGAGAAAGCCCTGCTCACGCAAGTCTTGTTGCGTCAGCGTAGGTTTTACCATCTGTCCTGAGATTAACATGCCCACAGCAGCCTGCATTGTTGCCGGGGCTTGGTCTTGACCGTTCTCACGGATACGTTCGCGGGTTTCGGCCATACCGCGATTGTTGATCTTGTTCAGGCGATCATAGCCGATAATTTTAGCGAGGTGGGGGGCGACCACGACTTCGCCGCTAGAAATCGCCACGTCTATTAGTTTAGCACCGTTTCCTCGTTTGTCAACTACTATTCCGCGTCTAAGTGCTTCTTCATGCGCGTCTATAAGCATCTTGCGAACATCAGAGGTTCCCATGAACTCGGCTGCTGCAGCGTTGATAACGAACGCGCCTTCGGGCAGTTGAGTCGGGCGATTGTCTGCGACAGTCTGATCTTCAGGTACTTGATCAGGCGGACGGTCTACAAAGCCAGATGCCACGCGGGGTGCGCCACCCATTGCAAGACCGACGCGGCCACCCATTTTAAATCTAAAGCCGCGATCACCTCCGTACCTGTCTGATTCCTCTGGTCGATCACTTCCTGAGTAACTACTGCCGCCTCCATAAACCTGTTCATCCACAGAAGAATACGTCGGGTCATCTCGCGTCACAGAGTATTGAGTGCCATCCGCCTGAGAACCTCCATCATCCCCACTCGGTTCACCCGATAGATTCATCTGTGGTACTGTGACAGTTGGCTTCGGTTTAGGCTCCGGTTTCGGTGCGGCTGCAGCCTTGATGCTTGTGAGGGCTTGTTGGAGGGTAACTTTACCGGTTCTTGCTTGAGCAAGTGCGTTCTGGAACTGATCGTAACTAACACCGGCTGTCGCTGCTGCTGTCTCTGCCTGTCGCTTTGTGGAGTATGCTCCCGACCTTCCAAAGCGTGGATCGTAGAAACTGCCGTTAGGACGGAAGAAACCGGCCATCTTGTTGCCGGATATGAACATGCCGCCCTGCTCTTCAACTGTCCCAAATTTAGCAGAGTTGAAGGCGTTGATTCCTGCGCTGTTGCCGGGATCGTAGCCTTTACTGATAGCTTCCAAAGCGACAAGCTGATTGATGTCCATGCCCCGGGTATTACCGGTGTAGGTCCCGCCCCCGGGTGCGCGAGTGATACCAAAGTTGCCAATAGTCATGGCAAAGCCTGTGTCCACACCTTTAGGTGCTACCATTCTGCCAAGGGCGGAATCATACACCGGAAAGTTCGCAGCCCTCACGGCGCGTATCTGTTTCAGGTGATCGTACTGAATTGAGTGAACCATGTCCGCTGCAAGACCTAGAGGTCCGGCAGGACGGAAACTGTTGTTGCCAAAAGCATTCTTGACTGTTTTGCCCCCTATAAAGGTGCTTGCTGCAGCACCAGCTATTCCTGATGCGGCGAACATCCCGCCAGCCAGCTTCGCCGAATCCTCTGCCGTAAGCTCACCCTTGATTAGTCGTTCCATACGTGTCGGTGTTTCAGCAATTCCCTCACCGATCTTTCTTCCTGTCTGTTCACCCGCTTTCTTGACAGCTTCCCCGAATTGTATTTCTCTATCTGTGAAAATCGGTTCGATGAGGTTCTGAACCAGATTGACCCTGTCAGCCAGTTGAGATTCGGACTTCAAGTAGTCTGAATAGGAGTCGAAGCCTGTGGTGTTAATCCTAAAGTCATCGTAAAATGTAACCTTAGTGCCTTCTTGTACCTGCCCCTCTGCACCCCCGAAGAGTGGGACATTTAGTGTGCCACTAAGGACATCACTCGGATCGTCGTCTTTTTCCCGCTTTGCAGGCTCTGCCAACTCCGTGATGTCTTCATCAGGGTCTACGTCAATACCTGTCTGTGCTTCTAGGTCTGGCAACTGTAGGAACTGACTACCAAAGTTAACTCGACCACCCTCATAGTCTTCAACACTCAGCCCACGCTGTCCCGTGAACCGGAAGGGAGTTACTTCCGTGTCAGTATCATCATCAAAAAGAAACAGACGGTCAGCCATTCTTGATTATAGCATCGT